TGGGTCAGGAATGTAGTTTGCATGATAGTGAGTTGCCCCATCTGTTACGTCTATCAGACTTGGCGTTTTCATAACATACTTCGCAAGATTTACAGACTCCTGCCACATCTTTCCTTGGAAGGGTTGATCATGCTTTCCATCACAATACCAGCTGAACTGGCATCTGTCTCTCATTGGAAACCCATTTGCGTGATGTTTCCCTTGTTTGACAACTTTACAAATTGTATCTGGATAATTTGACGATCTCACTCTGTTCATCGTTACTTGTGCCACAGCCAGTTTACCTGCAGTGGACTCAATTGCAGCTTCAAAATAGATGTTTTTTGCCATACAATCAAGTTCACTCCGATCTAGTAACATTTTTATTGGTTCAGGTTCAACCTCAACAATTGCTTCTTGATATATTGTTGGAACCCAACTGTGATCTATGCCTCCTGTGTTTGCAGATGTCGCAAATAACATGACAAAGAGGCCAAGAAAAATAAAAATTCTCTTCATATTCCTCTTACGATTAAGTTGATATTATGGAAGCTATTTTCGGCGGGAACTTCTGGCTTGTTTATTCTCTAAAGGATCTTGAAGAAAATCCTTATAGTTGAAATCGGAGTTGAATGTCACGCCTCCCAAAGTTGTGGAAAAGCGCTGATTGGTAGATGACCAATCCATAGTTAAGGAAACTCCAAACTCACGGGCAAGGACAACACTAATTTGTTTCGGCTCCATGCCAATCATATCTATTTGCCGTAATTCTGCTTCCTCCTCGGAAGATACACCTTCTGCAGTTATCTTCTCAAGACTTACGATTCTATCCTCTATGGTTCTAATTGATCTCACGTTATTAAATTTGGAAATGTTTCTTTTACAAGGTTATACGTTAATCCTCTGCATTTGATCTTTTTATCTTTGACTTGAAGAAGAAGATCAGCTTCAGAGGGGTGAAGACTCTCTAATAATTCAATAAAAAGGTATTCTCTCCTAGCTGATTTCAGGTTAGGATTACCACCTTCAACAAAAAGATAAAGTTTCCTTATCAGCCCATACAAGTAGGTTGGATTATCCGATTCGTCTACTATTGAATTGTATGGTGGATTTCCAGGCGGTAAAAGAAACTTTATATTTGGATCAAAGGCATATTTGAGAATTTCCCTAAAAGCTCCATTGTTTGCATATTTGAGAAGAACTTCCTTCTTCTCATCTTTTTTACTCTTTGAGGCTATCTCTTTAAAAATAGTTGGTAATGGTACTGCCATAATCAAAACTCGTCAAGATGTTCCATAAGATTTTTCAATCTCTTTTCAGTGAAGTATTCCAATAACCTACCATGTGGCGGAACCTGTTCTCTGAACTGATTGATAATATTTATACGAATTGATTCTGGAGTTTTTTCCAAATCCACCATCATTTCATTGCGATTGAAGTTCCTTTTCATATCCTCATTCCAATCACTGCGATCAGTCTTCCACAATTCCATCTTCTTTTTGGACACAGGCCTCTGTCGCTTACCTTCTGTGACAAGTGTATCATCAGATGAGAGTATGTTTGGCACACCATCACCAACATCACCCTTGATCAGTTTTTCCCAAAGTGATTCTTCTGGATTACCTTTCACGAAACTCTTTGTCAAAGGTGACCATTGCTGAACTCCTTCATATTTCTGTAACTGAATGAAGTCTTTGTCACTTGAAATAATCGTAGTAGGATTCTTCATTTCTTCCTGTGTCAAAACAGCAATAATATCGTCTGCCTCTGCACCCTCCACTCTCATTACTTTGTATGGGAAATATTCTCGCAAGTCTGCAATCATTTGATGTAGAAACTCAAAAAGAGAAGTCCAATCTGTTGAATCGGTTTCTCTTCTCTTCTTTCTGTTTGCTTTGTATTCTGGGAAAGATTGTTTCCGCCAGTTCTTTGGAGAATCACAACAAATAATAAATCCGCCATGATCAACATGCCTGAATTGATGTTTGTATTGTCTGATTGAATTTAATACTGTATGTCGTAGAAGGTCTTCTTCCACAACAATACTACCCTTACCCATGGCCATAAAGCTGCCTATCATGGTCTGGGAAAAGTCAAGTAATATCATGATGCCTCAATATTTTCTTTCAATGATTTCAAAAATGCATCCCACTGATTTATACGTGCCTTCCAATCGTAAAAGAGATCAAAATAGTTTTTCTGTAAATTCAGTAAGGATTGTGTGCCCTCTTCCCAATATGAGTTGATGGCTTTTGCCAGAATATGTGCATGAACCTGCACATGTCTGTCAGGATTAGGTTCATAACCATACATAAATGCAAAGTTTGCACAAGTCTCTGGAAGTGCACCCAGATTTGGACACACAACCAGATTTTTTGCAGACATTGCCTCTATCGCACTAATACATGCAGTCTCCATATATGTACTTGGATATGCAAGTATATGTGATGTTTGTAGCTCCTCCCTAATTGTTTCATTCGGCACTGAACCAGAATAATGGACTTGATCCATGTCCTCTGCTTTTCTATACACATGCCTGAACTGTTCATCCATGTGCGGTCTATCGTATATCTTAAAACTTGAGAATATCTTGAGTTCTGCTTTGTCAACTGCCTCACTCTTCATGTTCTCTTTCATCATCTTCCATGACTCAAGCAGAATTTCAAGTCCTCTATGTGGTGTAGAGATATAAGAACAAACTATCTTATCATCTGGTTTCTCATGTTTGGGAATTGGATCTATGGCATGTTGAATGACCACACCATGATCATAAGGCACTCCAAGATACACACCATACTGATATTGTTGCCAGTGAGAAACAAAAATAATTTTCTCAAAGTCAAGCATGTTCTTGTGTTCTTTGAGGAATTCTACTTCAGGATCTTGAGCCAGATCATGGACCCAAAACAATCTTGGTTTATCTTCTAGTTTTCTTTTTCTGGAAGCAATAAATTGAAAGTAGTCTTTTAACTCTGGATCTAGTCTGTCAAATAACCACTTTTGGATTAACTCGGTGCCTCCCATTGCTCTGGGAGTATCTTCTGGGGCAAGATCGTTTTCTGAAAAGTCTATTTTTAAGTCCATTATATCTCCATGTTGAGGTATCGCCCAGACAACTTCGGCTGGGCCACATCATTTTTCGGGGTATGAGTATGAACAGGTTATGACTAGCTGAAGGACAGCATAGACGGAGAGGTTGTTCACCCCGATTACCCTGAGCGACACGCATTTACTCTTATTATATCATGTTCGTATTTATTTGTCAAGTGGAGGCAGTAAACTGTTTGTCTGTCAAAGCAGCCAGTGGATTTGATTTGACTCCCTCTCTCATGTGAGCAAAATCTTCTTCATCCATATCTCTTGACCAGACTGCCATAATATCCTCATAGAAAACACCAACTGTTCTTTTAGGTGTGCCATCTGGATAATATGCCATAGAGGTGCATTTTGGTATCACCTTATGTTCCTCATTTTTGCCAGAATACATACCAATCCAATCACCACTCTTGAGATAATGTTCACAGATGCGAATGTATGCCTTTGTATTCTCGGCGCTGTTCAATGCAATCTGTCTGTCACTTGGAGAGTTCTTTGAAGACCTTGCAGACTTGTTGTATGCAGAAACTTTTTCTCTTGATTCTTTAATCCACTCCTTGACATTCTTCATTGAGTATTCATCCTCTTCAGGCAGAGCCAAAACAGTTGGATGGATATTCTTATACTCAGCAGGTTTACGTTTGGCCCTCATCTCTGCCAGACGAGCACGTAACTTCTCTTTATGTTCCTCTGAAAGTTTTCTTTTCTTCTTCAGGGGTTTCACTTTCTCACGTTGTATTGTAATCTTTTTTCTTTCCATTTGACTCTCTATCTATTAGGTGAAAAATAAGAACCATGGCCCCTATTCCGTTACTGAACACTGCCGAATAGGGGCCACATAACCAACTTACCTCCAAGGATCTTTCATCGGGAACTACCCACGCGTCAGGAGAGTGACTCCACTATAGCGTCTTGAAACCATTCTACCACCCACTTACCTCAGTTGGCTTAGGTTACTTTATAAATTGTATAAGTCCAAGTTAATTCCTCACCCGCAACAACATCACGTTTCGTGCGAAGATACCAACCTGCACCGTTTTCTAATGAATCCCAAAACTTTTCACAAGTAGGGTCATCAGAATGATTTCCAAATGCACCCAAGGGAGTTCGCATCAATTCACCATTGAACTGAAAATGAATCATCCCCAAAAATACACCCTTTGGAATATCAGTTTTAGCAAACAAACCCAGACCATGAATGCCTGAGTCTTTTATTGTGACCACATCTGGTAAAGGTTTGTATGACATTTTTTATCTATCCAATCTTGCCCTAACACAAGATTTAATTCTTCATATAATAAGGAACCAACTTTGATAGTCTGCCAAAAATCAGTAGTCAGTCTATCGGCCTTCTTGAATGCAGATTCAAAGAAATGTTGCACACAATATGACTCCTGCAAAATTTGCTCAATTGATGGCAACACATATCCATATACATTAGTTATACCATCCAGTTTTGTTGGCACATCTAAAGAATAACACTTTCCAGCAGATTTCCAAGCAGGGAAAGGTGTAGTGTCAATTGGTTTCATCACATGCACATTATCATACCGATTGGCAATGTCTTTCAGAGTCCACATCACATAATTCCAGCCTTTAGTACCCTTCGTTGGTGGTTTGGAAAGTGATGATTCAATTTTACTGCACAGTTCTTCCACATCCTCTGTTATTGAGTTGTGCACCTTCATAGGAAAGACAGAAAGTGCCTTACCATCCCAAGAACCATCCTTGATTCTGAAAGGTGGATGGTTGTCTTTGAACTGAATAGCCATGGCACCAGTAGTCTTGGCAGCCATAGTTGATGTAAAAGTATCTATATTAGGAAACGGCCGTAGAATGATGTTGTCAATATCCATGACAACTGCTTCGTGTTCTACCGCTGACCTCAAACGTACTACATCTGATATATGAGCAATACTGTGTCCTCTTTTGAGAGCAGAAAAGGCATCTTCTGCTGGAAAGTATTGATGCCCATCCTCAACAGATATTTCTGGTGGAATGGGCACAGACTCATCAAAATTTTGGTAGGTGTAAAGACGTACAGTATTACCTGCCTTCACATGCGATAACAAAGTTGCCTCATGAAAAGTAGAGAGACTTATCCTTCTGTGTCGCCAGTGATTAAAAGTCTCACTATCTTTCCTGAGATTTGAACTCCAAAACAAAGATATATTCATTACGCAGCCATCGCCTCGGAAGCAATCTCACCCATTCCATACCGATGCCACTTATCAACTAGTACTTCCATTTCGTCAGCAAATTCATCATACTCATTACGACCTTCACGATTATCTTCAAGAGCAAGATCGCGAAATCGGTCTACAGTCTTACGACCTGAACGAACAAAAGCAGGAACCAACCAAGCAAAACCATTCCAAGTAGAATTGTACTCGGCATACGGACCAGTTCCCTCAACAGTCGTAGTCCAAGAAGCAACCATCCACTTCCCGCCAGTCCAGAGGTAACCAAACTCAAGATGACTGTTTTCCATCAAGTATAATTCAAACTCTTCCATACTTTCAAACGTCTCAGGCTCATCGGTGTGAACACGATCGGCATGAGACTCAGCAACTGTCTCACTCAAAGAAGACGCATAACCTAAAGTTGAGGCAAGGTCTCTCGCACACTTGTCAGTATTGTAGTGTTCAAGAAGCATCATACCCACGCCAGTCTCATATCCATCATAGTGAACATAAGAACTAACTACTGAACCATCTTCATTCAAATACGCTACTACGCTGTTTGTACTCATATCAAATCTCCAAAAGGGTTATTGTCTCACTCACTTGATTATAGTATCTCATATGCCGTCAACATTGTCAAGTCTTTTTTACAGCGACAGCATTATTACCGCAAGGACATAGACCATACCAAACATCATCACACCACCAAGCACTTCCGAAATCCAACTCATATTAAACTCCTAATTCGTCAATTACCATTACTAAACGGCCTTCGTAACTTGAAGACTCTGATTCTAACCTCTCAACCTCACCGATGGCCCACTCACGAGCCATGTCAAGGGAATGAAAAATACACATACCTGTCATTGACAACCAACCATCTAATTTAACAACTACTTTCCACATATCGTTCTCCGAAAGGGTTTCTCAATCACTCAAGTATTAGTATCTCATAAGCGAGGGTCACTGTCAAGTCTTTTTTTACATTATTATCCATGCCCACCAAATAATAATAAAAGGTATGCATAATACTGGTAACTCTGCCCATTCCATTATCGCCATCCTTCTCTCGCCATATCGGCAAGTTCAATACGAGCCTCTTCTTCGGCCTCAAGCTCATCAATGTAAGCGATAACTTCCTCATCGCTCATGTCCTCACCTATCCAACCCATAAGTTCAATTTCCATATATCCTCTATTCAATATGTTCAACAATTTCCATGTCCCTATCTTCGGGTAGGTCAATCCATCTCCACTCTGACCTGCGTGATAAGTCCAAAGGAATCACACAAATCTTTGTAACAAGTAGTGAAGATTCCGCACCATCAACATTGATGACTCGCCACATATCGCCATTCTCACGAATACGATTCTTACCATGTCTGGTCTTACCAGCAAGTCTCAAATGATTTCCAACAAAAACTTTCATAACAATCTCCAAAAGAGGGTTACTGTCTCACTCACTTGACTATAGTATCCAACATTTTGGGGTCACTGTCAAGTATTTTTTTCAAATGCCTTTTCCTGGCTGATATTAGCAGGACTCTCTGTCGCATTCACATCTACACTAAAAGACTCCTTCACCTTGACTTCATGCGGTTGGAATCTAAAGTCGGGGCCGTCTGGTAACTTGGTTACCTCACCACCATCGGCAAAGAATCTTGCCATGGCTTCGTTTATTTCACTTCTCGTCATTCTGATACTCTCTGACACGGGCTTCCGCCTCGGTTATTGATTTGAAGAAACTGCCACCCATTTCTTCACCATCTTCGTACTCACGCACGAAGTACTCTCCGGCAGTGCGAGAACCAAATACTGTCTCACCTTCATGCAGAATCTCTATCGTTGCCGTTCTCATAATTCCTTTCTTTGATTCATTTTACATTAGAATATCTTAATGCCATTATTTAAATCAATATCGTATTGTGTTTGAACCCATCCGTGGTTGCAATTCCTACAATTTATTTCAGGTCTTTTTCTACCTTTGACCCATCGCACTTTATTACCTCCTACGACAGCATGTTTTTTTCTATGAAACTTGCCTGTATAAAATGCACCTCTTGTATTGCAATGTCTGCAAATCATAAATCTTCTT